GTCATGCTTGCGCCCTGATAAGGAACGACGAGCGCACATCCGTATCCAGGCCCCATGCTGTACCATGCGCAGTCATTTTCTGGGTCTGAGCTTCGCAATAACGTGCTCCCGTCCGCCGGTCCGAGAACTCCGAAATAGGAACAGGCATACGGTGCGGTGATCGCCGTGTATGCATCAGTCGAGACGGTGAAGCGTCTGATCTTCGCGTGGCATTCCATTTAGTTGACATGCCTTGGCTGCTTTTTTTCGAAGTAAGCGTCAGCCGGATCGACCGGCTTCTCTTTCTCGATGTGCAGCTTCGACCGCGATGCGGGAGTCAGGCCGACCTCGACCATGTAGGACTTCATTGTCTTCAGCGCCTCGTTGGCGACTGCGACCGCTGGATTCTTCTTCACTATCCAGCCGATGACTTCTTTTTCTTCGAGCGTTCCCTTGCGGCCCATCACTGGGACTTTGGCCATCACTCCCAGCGTCTTCACGTCTTCGTTCGCGCTCATCCATACGTCGAAGGTGTAGCAGATCGCCGCGAGGTTCAGCCCGTCGGCAATCGTTAGCACGCGCATTGGGCGCAGGACGTCCAAGAGTTCGTGCCATTTCTTTTGCGCGGCATCCGACAATCCTGTCGGCATCGTTGGATCGCCTGGTTGTGAAACCGGCTCATTCGTGTTGATCTGACGTTTGCCAGGATTACCGCGCAAATTCTTTATGGTGCTTGGGAGTGGACGGCGACCGCGAGCCATTTACTTGTGAGCTTTTTTCGCTTTCTTGGTGACGGGCTCGTCTTCCTCTTCGATCGCTTTCGCTTCCAGCTCAGTGACCGCCGGAACCTCTTCTGCTGCGAGGTCAAATGTCGCGTGACCGTGGCGCTCGAGGTCTTCGGCGACGTCCTTCGGCAAATCGAGAACCTGGCCGACGCATCCGTTCAATCCGTGGTGAGTCACGTTTTCAAGCAGACGTACTTTCATGATTACCTCCGATTATCTTTCCACTCTGATGGTGCAGCGTTTGACTAGGTCCTCTCGCGCGGCTTGGCGCCTGGCGTCGCCCTTAGTTGCGTAAATCTCGAATCGACCGACGCAGGCTTCATGCGCTGAATATGTCGTCACAAATGGTTTGCCGTGGTTTCCGACCGACGCCCACGCGCGAATCACAATTGATTTAGCCATTTGGCCATTTCGAATCTTGGGATTTCGGATCATCCGAAACGAGGTCCGCGAGCGTCGTGCTCGGCGAAACCTGCAAACACTGCGCGACGTTGATTCCCCAGTTCGGATCACCGCTCCATTTGAGTGCAAGTTCCGCGATCGTCATGTTGAGTTTATAAACGCGCGAGCCGCCGCAAAGCATCCGGCCGACTTTTCTTTCTAGGGCGGCCCAGCCCGCATCTGGCGTCGGGTAAATCGTGATCTTCGCGCCGTTTCGGCCGTGCGTTTCAACGCACCCGCATCCGACATCGCCGTCGTCGGTGATGTTGCCAGGATTGTTTGAGTGCGAAGTCGGGCCCGGCTTGCCGTAACCCTCTGCAACTGCGATCGCTTTGCAGAATTTCATAATCAAATCGTATGACACCGTCACGATTGTTGATTCCATTGGACTTGCGGCAATTTCGCGATTTTTTCTATTTCGCGGCGGTGTGCTTGGAGGTAAGAGGGGGGTTTCATAGGGTTCGATTTGTAGAGATTTGAGTACCCCTACCTTTTGTGACGAGAAAAATAGGAGTCTTCTGTCGCAGTTTTGTGCGCGTGGCAAGCATGGCAAGCGCCTTGTCCGTTCGCGAGATCGAATCTGGCCCCACCTTTTTCGATTGGAACGATGTGATCGGCGTCAGTCGATTGGGCAAAGCCGCCGCAGAGTCGCGCAATCTTACAAAGCGGATCGCGCCTGAGAATGAGTAAACGCCATTTGCGATGTTGAGCGTCGTAGCCGCGTGAGTGCGCTGATCCACGTTCTTTGTCACGTTCGAGGCGATTGGCGAGCTGAAGCCGCGCATGTTCGACGCAATACATTCCTGGCCCTGACTTCGTGCAGCCAGGAGCCTGGCAAGCGTTTTTCGCAGACCGCGGCATTTCACAGTCTTTGTCTCAGCCTGGCGAGCTCATCTTCGAGCTTGCTTTTGTCTTTTTGAAGCCCGGAGACGAATTCTCCCCAATATTTAGTCGCGTAGCCGTGGCCGAAATAGAATCCAGCGACGCCGATCAGAGCCCCCACAAAAAGCGAAATCAGAATTACATGAAGCATGTGCATTTGAATCCTTTCCTGTTCAGACGAACTGCAGGACGTTGTTTTTAGGCCCGAAATAACCGTCTTTGAAAATGCCATCAGATGGCAGCGGCGGCGAAGGAATTGGAATCCATTCGCCTGTCTTTCTGAATTTGACTTGAGGTTTTTTGACTTCGTCGAACAGGTAGGTTTTGCGAGCCAATTCGCCATCGACGACCCAAATCAGGCGCCCGGCTCGAATGTATTCATCAGTTTGCGCAGGGCTGAAATGGAGATGAGGCGTGGACATCTCGGAATCGCATCGGCCGATAATGCCTATCGATCTACGGTTTGAAATGTTTTGGAGACCTGTTTGCGGAATGCTACGCCGCCTCGACTTCTGGCGGCCTGCTATAGCCAGCAGGGGGAAACTGCTCTGTGTGAATTTGTACGGCATTCTTTCTATTTACGCAAGAAATAAGTCCAATCTGTTGACGTAGTTACGAACCTGACCGAAAGGACAGGAGCCCGCTATGTTTTGGCTGGCTGATTTTTAGGGACTGCTTCACGTATCGCGCTCGATGAGTTCTCCCAAGCCACCTTCGTCAATTGCTGGAAGCGCGCACCATTCCCCGGGCAAATAACAAATCTCCTCTTCCGTTAGGCTTCGTCGATAATGGATAGCGAACTGAAAAGACTCAACCACGCTCGGAATTTGTCCGACGCCGGAAAGCATCGATTTTGAAGCCGCTATAAGAATGCGTTTGTTGACCTCAGACAGTTTTCCAATTGGAAGCGTCTTGCCTTTTGCTATATCAAGCAACCCGACCGAGGCGTGCCAAACTGGCCGCCCTGAATTAAAAGTCAGTCATTTGTTGACGGTCAAGATCGTTGAAAGTGAATGACCTTTCGACCACATTCTGTCCCAGAATCGGGGATGAATCGTTTCCTCGGCTCGAGCACAAGGAAATGCAATCGCTATTGCATGTCTTTTATTTACCATTTAAAGCCCCCATCTTTCGCGTACTATCAAATCGCGGGACCGGTCAGAAAGTTTTCTTCGGCGCAGATAACGGAGAAGGCAGACTGGCGCAACCGGTTCCGCAGGCCATCGCCCTTCTTTCAAATTGGCCTAGGCGGCGCTGGACGCTGCACAAGCAATTCAGGATTCTTGCGTATCTCATCCATGAACTCTTTCTTGAAGCAGACCGTATATCCAGCTTCGGGACCAAAAATGGTTTGATAAAACACCAGATTATTATTGCTGCCGTTGTAGCCGCTGCTCCCGCCGAATCCCGCCTGTATATCCACAAAATGACCTTCATAGCCATCAGGACATGAGCGCGTCACTTCGTCGTACACCTGAGTCTCGGTGCGCTTTTTGTGCTCTACCTTCGGCGCAACCATCTGGCTCTGTGGAGCGAATAGCCAGAATAAAGTGCAGATCATCAGCTTTCTCATTTGTGCCCTTCCGTCCCGTCTGCGCCGCTCATGGCCGAGGCCCCATTTCCTGAAACTGGAAATTACTGACAAGCAAAGGCTGCGCAGGCTGTGCGAGTTCGACGAAGATTTCAACGCGCTCGGGAAGGCCGAACCATTTTCCGACCATGGCTTCCACGATCTGCGAATCGTCCGTGACGATCGTTCCTGTGAGTGAGTCGAAGACAGCCCGGGTCAATTTGTCGATGTCTGGTTTCTTGGTCGGGCGGGTGATTCTTTTTGGGGTGCTGGCGGGCTTCGCCAAGTAAAATTCTATCCGCACGCAAACTGGAATTTCTCTCTCGGCGATTACGTTGCCGCGATTGGCTTCAAGTGCTGCGCGTGTTAGCTCCTGGCGCCAGGGTTTCAGCTTTTTGTTGCTGTCCATCGTGGCGATAACTGGCTGGCCGCTCTTGCCGATCACGAACGCGCCGCCTTTGTAGCGCGGCAGCCAGGGCGTCTTCGAGCCTTGAGGTTGAGGCCGACCAAAGCAAACGAAGTGAATCATGCGAATAGCCCTGATTGCTCACAAGGCGTTACCTTGGCCGCTCTATAAGCCGCCGGTCTCGCCCACTTTCGCTGTAGCTCTTTCCATTCAGCCGGATACACTTTCACAGAATTGTCAGGTTTATAGAGCTGGCAAAACGGTAGGAATCCTAGCTCGAATACACGTTCGATGCGACGCGCGGATTCTTCCAACGATTCCGGCTCATCATCATAGCCAATCATCGTATAGCAGCGAAGTTTGTCGATCGGAATGCCGTCAAGTATTTCGGCGGCACGTTCCAGCCAGGGAAGATCGCGCGTTACATCGCAAGCGAACCATAGTTCGTCGATCTTGATCGAATCAAATAATTCACGGTGCCACGGTTTCAGAAAATGTTTGTCGAGCCCCCCACAAAATTTAGCAGGCCGATTTTGTTTTCTCAGCATATCGAAGACGGCGCGAATGTGATGCTCCGAACATGCGAGAAGATTGGAGTCTTGAATAATCCAGCCCGGCTTGATGTCTAGTTCAATGAGATCGCGATCTTTTTCAGGACACCAACCGCAATGCTTCACGCATCCGCGGCTAGTGATCGTGCAGCCCTGTTTCAGATACATTCCTGGCGTAAATTCAGAGCCATAATCGCCGTAAGCAGGACCGCCGATGAGAACGTCATCATAGTGATCGCGCCATGAAGCCGCTATCTTCTCTGCCATGTCGCGACACCATTTGAAAACAACGCTCACATGAACGGGAGTTTTGCGATCGCCTGGTTTGAACATTGGCGGATAACCGACGAATGCTAGATCATCGTTCGGCGTGAATGAAGTCCTGATCGGAAACACTCGTATTATCCTCTCTGACCTGTTTTTGATTTGAACGAGCAAATCACTTCGCCTTCCAGACAATCGAGTTCCTAAATCCAACGCCAGCGCGCTTCTCGCCGGAATCGATGATGAGGTTTTTATTCACCAATGGCCGGAAACGTGGACTCACGGTTACGAGCGACAAATCGAGATAGGCAGCAACTTCATGCGATGTCATTCCGATCGGATGCCTTCGAAGAGCGTCGACGACGAGCCCTTCTAGGTGATTTGCGTCGACGCTTCTCGCCGCGGCTTTACTAGTTGACGGGTCGGAGTGCCGCGATCGTGCTGGCGGCGGTTGAGTTTCGAAGAGTGATGGTTGTGTGTTCATTGCGGTGCCGCTCCACTCTCTATGTGTTCCAGAAAAATTCGATAGAACGGGACACTGGAAACGATTTCTTTAGCAATGGAACGGAAGGGGTCGCCTTTTGGAGCAAGTTGTAAAATCGACCGGACGATACTGCGATCAATTGCGACTTTATCGCAGTGAGATAGTTGAGCTTGAACGCGCGTTAGGTTGAAACCTGATGGCACAAGCTCGTGACAGGATTCACATAGTGTAACTAAGCATCTGTCTGGATATTCCCACGGGTCGAGATTGTCTTCATACCAGAAATGGTGAACATGGAGAGTCTTTTCCGTCCCTGCGCACCCTACACACGTCCATGAATCTCTTTGTAAAATTTCCAGACGCCTCTTTTGCCATCGCGGATCTTTTAGTTTTTCCTGATAAAGAGTCATCTCAATTGGCTCCTATAAGCGTCGGCTGCTCTACCCAAGCCTTGAATCCGCGCTGTTGAAGTTTCTTTACTACGCCATCAGCTCTCGCTCCTGACAGAGAATCCCAGTCAGATTTAGACAAGAGTCGCTTCTTTCTTCCCATCTCAACGACGATGACTTCGCCGTAGCGATCAAATCGAAAAATCGAGTCCCCCGCGGCAGCGGGGGGTAGGGGGGATGTTTTAATATTTGAAGTTGAATATGAAGAAGGCGTGGAATTCGTGTGGAATCGATGTGGAATCACCTCTATCTCATTCTTAGCTTTAGATTTACGGTACTGTGCCCTACGTCTCTCGTCGCGCATCATCCTTCGGCTGTAGATAGTTCCTGACGGGGTACGACTCGGGACGTTTACGCTGTCTAGCTCCGCAAGAAGAGTCTCGTATTGCTCCAGACTGCATCCACATTTACTAGCGATGATTTCTGGAGGAAGAGGAGTACCGTTCGGATAGCAGAGGTAGCCGTAGCGTGGCGAGTCGTGCGAAATCAAGAGCATTCGAAGCCAAAGGCCTTGCGCGGAAAGAGACAAACCAGAGACAGGATCGCGCAACCAGTCACCAGGGTAAAATTGGATTGAAGGAAGCTTAGGCACTTTTTGTAATTCTTTCCCTTTCCTAAAATTTCGCCGTAAGCCGCGCCCGGAACAATGTCAGGTTGTGAGGCGCGGCCTCGGCTTTCTCGACTGGCTGTGTCGCTTGGGGTTTGAGGGGTGCGCCAGTCGAAACCTTTTAAGCGGCTGTGGCCTTGCGATCCGCCGCCGTGCCGCGCGCGCCTTCCTTGCGAAGTTCAATGCGCAACACGCTGGCCTCGATGTATTTCAGACCTGGATAGAACAGAACTTCATCGCGAACGAAATGGCGCGAACCGTGCGCGATGATGTCAGGCGCGTCGAAAGGTATTTCAACGTGATCGACGTTCTCGCCTTGCTTGCCTAGAAGTTCAACTCGTTGCATTTGTTGCTCCTTTACTTGCGGTTCTGATAAAAGCGAATGCCCGGACAGCCGACCTTAAGTTCCCTAAGCGCAGCCAGCGCGCAGAAGTGAAGCGGAAAACATCGAACGCACAGAGTTTTTTGACAGCACTTGCAAATTGTCCTGTCCTTGCGCGCCCTCCGGCATCTGCTGCAGAAAGGCCTCATTTCGCGTCCATGACCGTAATGGCGAGATTTAGCAAGTTCAAAATCACGACGATGACTGCAGCGAAAACGATGAGGCGCTCAAAGATCATTCGCATTACCGTTAGGTCCTATCTCAACCGGCCTTCGAACTTTGGCTCTTCCCATACTTCGATATAGGCGTAGTCATCGCGGCTTCCGAGGACGGCTACCAGAAAAGGGTCGGGATTTCCTTCAATCGATTGCACAAAGAATTCGACGCGAGGGCATTCCTTCTTGATCTGTATGGCTTTGTTCAAAACAAATTCAGGAATTGGTTGCGAATAGGATGACAACTTTTCTTCGCTCCAGTAATGGAAGAACCGATATTCGCGGCTCGCGTCGAGTCTGCTTCGCTGATAGTCCGGGTCTAGCATCAATTCGGCGATCATTTCGGCTTGATAGCGAATTACGTCTGCGGCATTGAGACGCTCAATCTCTAAGCGGGCCAACAATTCTGTTAGAGGCGACGGGGCTTCGAATGAAGTGGCACTGCTACCCTTGTATCCCAAAACCTCTTTGGCCTCATCCACGACACAGGCGAGAGGTTCGATAGATACTGCGCATTTGTCCCTTTTTATTTCTTCGATTTTCATGCGGTTTCTCCTTTTTACTGACCGAAATTCAACTGCGATTCGTTATCCTCGCCCGGTTCCCGCGCTGGCGTTGCCGAGGCCAAAGGCTTTCCGTTATCGTCGACCTCAGTCACTCCGACGTGCTTGGCCTCGCAGATGGTCAGGAGTTCGTGAGTGCGAGCCGCTGGCATAGTCCAGACGCGGGCCTTGCCATCCCATTTCGCGCCGACTTTCGGAAGATCATCTCGGATGTCATAGGTCTGGCCGGTGATTACGGTCAGGCTCTTGCCGACCTGGACAAAGATGCCAGGCAGAACGTCTGTTGGTTTCGCTGTGGTCAGGAGCGGGGAACCTGGTTCAAGCTGGATCGCGCCGGTCGGCTCGGGCCCACGGTCGTTAATTGCATCACGCTCGATGGCCTCGGCAAGTGCTTCGAGTTCTGGGTTTGTCAAAGGTAGGCGCTTGGACAGAACACGGATGGGCGTTTTCCTCCATCCCTCTTCCCAGAACTTCTTCCACATCAGGCTATCCGGCTGTTTGGAGTGCGCGCGGTGCCGATCAATCTGTTCTTTGGTCAGGTATTCGAATTCAATATCGCCGGATTTGAATTCAACTAGGGCGTATGCGCCGATCGGATCTCCGCGTTCACCGTCCGCAGGCGCATGAAAGAGATTGCGCTTTGGAGCAAGTTGCCTTTCGAATTTGTCTTTGGCATAGACGACTTCGGCAAAGAAAGTTCGCAGCGCGCCGGATTCGTAGCCTTTCTGAATCATCCCGCGGTATGAGAGCTGAAACTGCGCCTCTTTTCCGTAGGGAATGAGATAGCCCAATTGCAGTGATGGATTCAGGTTGATCCCGAGCTCTGCGGCTTCATAGGCGGCCAGCAATACGCTCCCTGGCTCGCATTCGAGCAGCTTAGGATTCTTCTGCACCGCCGTACCGACGCCAAACATGAACTTCTCGGGCGTCATGCCATTCGGCAGATTCTTCGAAAGCCGTCCTGCAAATTGCGGGAGAGCCTTTTCAACTGCCTGGAGCACTCCCAGTTTCGATTTCGTTGCTAGTTCGGTTACTTGAGTGGCCATCATCTTTCTCCTTCGTTTAATCCATGGACTTTTTCGTACTCGCGCCATTCTTCTGCGGTTCGCAAATATTTAGGCTTAACTCCGAGAAGAATCGAAGCGACGACGCACAATGCCTCATCTGAAATCAGTTCTGTGTCATATAGCTCGCCGGAATAAACACTCCAGTTGCGCTGACCTTCTTTCTGCAGGAGTCGTATTTCTTTGTCAGGCATTTACCTAATCTCCAGCCGAGTGCTCTGCGTGAGCCGCGCGCCAGGGACTTCGCCTTCGGCCAGAGCCAGTTTCAGAACGGATTTATTGACGGTGGGCTTGTAGTCGATGAACTCCGGAGGAATGGCGGACTCATCTGTGACCTCGACCGATGGCGGATTCTTCTTCACCGAAAAGGTGAATCGCTGACCTTCGGCCTTCACGATTCCCCACTCTTTCATCTGCGCGTGAATCGAATCGCGGAAGCACTCGCCAATTCGCTCAAACTGCCGACGACGGCTCGCCAGGCGCTTTTCTTCTTTTGCCAGTAGTTCGGCTTCGAGTTCGAGGCGTTCCAGAAATGCGCCGAGCCGGTCGCGCTTCTCGATTGATTTCTTGATGGCGTCGCCTAGGGCGGTTTGCTGTTCGGGCGATAGGGCGTTCTGTTCGACGATGGAGTCGAAAAACTCTTGGAAATTCTCGATCGCCACTTCGCGAAGACTGAACGGCCCTGACTGAAGAATCTCAATTGCTGTTGATGACATACCGCACCCCTATTTTCTGACCTATCGCAAAATCGAAATCACCGCACCGATGAGCAAGCAAATCGCAACGCCGAGAATTACCGCGGACCTAAGCAGCCGCGGCGAGACGTACACGGTTATCCGCCGTTCGGGAATCAATACGCGGCCTTCGCCGTCACATTTGCCACACAAGACGCCATTGCGGAATAGACGTCCGTGGCAGGAATCGCAAATGACCGAAAAGTGCGTCTGCTTGAGGGCTGCGCGAATGGCGGCGGGCGTCATGCGGCCTCGATCATTCGCTCAATGAGTTCGAGCGCGGATTGCTGTAACTGCGAAGCAGTCGGTTTCAATTTCTCCCAGGCTGCGGCCCTGGCTGCGTCCCAGGCTGCGTCCCTGGCTGCGTCCCAGGCTGCGTCCCTGGCTGCGTCCCTGGCTGCGTCCCAGGCTGCGTCCCTGGCTGCGGCCCTGGCTGCGGCCCAGGCTGCGGCCCAGGCTGCGGCCCTGGCTGCGTCCCAGGCTGCGGCCCTGGCTGCGTCCCAGGCTGCGGCCGCATCGCGCCGTGCCGCTTCGATCGGCCCACGAATAGAAGGAACCTGCGCCATGCTCGTGATTTCAGGAAGCGATTCCAGTGCTGCAGCCTGATCATTCAGTCCAGCAAGACGGAGCCATGCGGGAGTATTTACTCTCACTAGCCAATCAGCAGCCATCAGCGAACGCTTTTCCTCAAGGTCTTTATTTTTCGTTCCAACGATTCGCGGGATAAGTGGCTTTAGAAGTCGGTCGCGCTCGGCGTCACTTGGAAGTGCATCGTTCCACGCTCGTAGAAAAGCACCGATCACCGGGCAGGCGCATTCAGGAGCGTCGCTCCATTTTTCTCCAGCGACGAACGCGACAGCTTCCATGACGCAGAACTGAGAATCTGGCGAATGCGATCCTTCCGTGAGCGGGATGTTTGCAATTTTATCGAGGCGTTCTTTAATGATGTTCACGGCCGCCCCTTGGCCATCACGCAAAGATTCACAGCCGCGATGAAACCCACGAGAAGAACTGCAGCGACGACGAATTCAACGATCAGCTTTGCGTTTTCCGGTGTAACGATTTGCACGACTGCACCCCTTTCACTGTTCAGAAACGACCACGCCCTGAGTCACTTCCTGCCGCGAGAGCTCGCTCTGTATTCCGCTCAGTTGGAAAGCGAGCCAGGCGAAAGCCACTACCGCCAAAAACGCAGGAAGAAAATTGTTCAGGTGAATCCAGATGCCGCGGCTTCGAGTAATCCCGAGTGCGTAGCCCCACGAGAGGAAAGCAATCGCGCTCCAGAACATGCCGAGCGCCATGGATACCGACCAGAGTTCCGTTTCAACTTTCGCAGCGGTAACGGTGAGAGTGACCGCGCCGCAGAACGCGAGCACGGCGGCTTGAAAGGCCGCGATCTGGCACGCCGCAGGGACATGCCCTCCGTATTCCTTGAGAAGTTCCCAATAGATTACGGAAGCGATCGCGGCCGATTGAGCGGCGGCGCCCACTAACAAAAAGATTCCCAAACCCGTCGGATGCACCATGGCCATGCGAATCGTGACCAAAACGGCGAGCAGGAGCACGGAACCGAATGACAGCGCGTAATAGTTCATGTACGACCCGGAGAGTGCGTCTACCTTTTGCAACCCCCACCACGCGATCACGGCGAAGAAGAATTGGGCAATGAGATAGGCTGGAACAGTCCAAGAAATCGATCTGCCAGGAACACGCAACACAAAACCCGTGGCGAGAAGTACCGCGATAATCGAAGCCAACGTCGAGATATGCACCACACGCCTCCGAAGTTTTTTGTTCATGCTATCCTCGCGGCGAACAATGGGCGAACAACGCCCAGAAAGGACGGTGATGTATATGCCGCCGTTCCCGGTTCCACCACATCCGCCACTCGGCGACTGATCGAAATGACGCGGGGCTGACGAGCGTCCAGATTATCCGCAGCCAACCCCACGCCCGTTTCCGGCGCTGCGTGCGCAGGAAATTCAAACTCTGTCTGAAAATACGAACTATTACGAAGCATCCCTTGAAGCCGTTCCACGATCGACTTTAGAGTTCCCTTCGTGAACACCAGGGAATGCATGATTTCAACGACGACGCGGAAGACCTGGCTGCGGTTTTCCGTGAAAGGATGGAAAGCGTCGCGCAGTTCATCGACCTGCTTCATGGTCTGTTCGCTTAATTTCAGGCTTACCGTCCTCATCTCAATCCCCACGCCGACCCTCCATTCAGGTTTCATCGCCATTGTTGCCGGTGTCCTGTCGATTACCGTACTTTTTCAGTACCCAAGTACCAGTGCTGCCCAGAATCGGCCCAATTATCTTGGCTATTCGAAACATTTGAAGGGGCCAAAGTGAAACCGCTTACTGCAGATGAAAGGCACCGCCGCGTCATCCAATATCTCGAAACGATCAACAAGGGACAGACGGCCGAATTCAGGCTCAGCCGAATGAACCGCGTGGCAAACTTTCGGAAGGCTCTAATGCAATTGATGGATTCTTTTATCGAAGCCAGGGCTGAGGAATTATCGGCCGCCTGGCTGGAGCAGTTCGCGGCTCCTCGGCCAGAACGTCCAGAATCCGACGTGGCGACCGGACGATTGCCGTTGCCTGCAGCGAAGAAGCGGCGAATGCCTGTTTGGGTTAAACGAGCGGTGGAAGCGGAGAATAAGGGCAGGAAATACGCGCAGAGGGTAACGTAGTTAACACTTGTTATATTATGTAAACTAGAAAATGACGGCGAATTTGCGCGCTGTGGAAACATTGTTGATTACGCCGCTGTTGCTTCTCTTCCTTTGAGTTTTGCTTCGATCTTCGCGAGGGTTAGTTCCGTGCAGGGTTTGCCGAATTCCAGTCTGACAATCGTGCCTAGGCTTAATCCGAGAAATGCCCCCATCTGAGTCTGCGTCATTTGATTGCTCAGACGGTAGGCCTTGATGCGCTTTCCGATGTGGGGTTGTTTGCTCACGGACGGCAATTTACAAGCGTTGTTAATACTTGTCAAGCACTATTTTTAGGCGTAGTATCCTGCTTGTGGGAATCTTCGAAAAGCCAAAAGGATCAGGGGTTTGGGGAATCAGCTACTGCGACCGCCAGGGCAAACGTCACCGCGAGCGGATCGGCCGCAAGGCTGAGGCGATCACGGCTTACTCTGACAGGAAGCGCGAGATCCGCGAGGGGCGATATGTGCCGCCGAGGTACGGCGGTAGAGGGCTGACCTTCCGCGACCTGGCCGAACGCGCGATGGAATATAAAAGATCGAGATTAAAGCCGTCGTCCTTAATCACCGACATGCGACATCTCGAGCACCTTTACCCTCTACTCGGCCACTTGGAAGCGGCGGCGGTCCACCCGGCCGAGATCGAAACCGTGCTCGCAAAATTCCGCAACCGCGGTCTAAGTGGATCGACGACTAATCGCTATCGTTCCCTGCTATCGAGCATTTTCAAATATGGCAAGCGCATGAAACTGATTCCCTCGAATCCAATCGCAGACGTGGAACGGTCTAAGGAAAATGCGCACCGTGACCGATATTTGCGACCGGAAGAGGAAGAGCGGCTGCGAAAGATGATACGCGAGAAATGTCCGGAGCGTGAGCCAGAGCTTGACCTGGCGCTTTATACCGGGATGCGCCGCGGCGAGCAATTTAGTTTGAAGTGGGAGAACGTGGACCTGGAACTAGGACGGCTGACGGTTTACGGGAAGAGTGGTCGGCGATACATCACGCTGAATTCCAGCGCAAAGGCTGCACTTCATAAATTAAAGGAAATGCGCGACAGGCTAGTCGTTACGAGGGGAACGGACCTTGAATCTCAAATTGTGAACGCCTTCTTCCCTTACGTGTGCCTTGACACTAAAAGCGACACGCAAAAGGACTGGCGGCGCTGGTTTGAAGATGCCGTGAAGGAAGCCGGAATAGAAAACTTCCGCTGGCACGACCTGCGCCACACGTTTGCTTCGCGGCTTGTGATGGCGGGCGTGCCACTCAATAGCGTAAAAGACTTTCTCGGCCATCATTCGATCACCATGACGGAGCGCTACTCGCACCTGTCGCCGGATCATCGGGCAATCGAGATCGAGAAGATCGGAGCCAAATGAGGAAGCCGCAATTCAAGCCAGGGCAAGTGGCCTACGATGAAAGTAACGGATGCTATGTCCAAGTCGAGGCTCGTGGGCCGTGGGGACGATATTGGGACGTCATTCACCTTTGCCATGACCGGCGCGGCGCTCGTTATGCGGCTGGCCCGAAGCAATTGCGGCACTTGACAGCGAAAGAGTGCGGACGGGAGTGACCCCTAGTCCTTCTTTTGAGATTTCAGCGAACGCTATACATAACAGAATTAACGACTTATAGGGAACACGCAGCGGTCAAAATTGAGGCAATGCCACATGAAGTGCCACCATGCGGAAGAAAATCCTGAGGAAGAAAAACTGGGGGTTTGATGCTTAGAAAATTCGATCTGACAGAATTGGCGCTCGTCGTCGCGTTCCTTGGACTCTTTGCGCTCGCAGTGTCGCAGCGCGTGGCAGCGGACTTCTACAACGGGCTCGAGCATCCAGCGAGGCCGAGCTCCCCGACCCCGCCTTTGCCGTTCTAAAAGAACGTACTCAGCGAAAGACAGAACATTCCTGCGGCGAGCAAGCGAACGCGATAGGGTTCGACCGGAGGATTCCATGCGATCGCCGCGAAGCCGAAAAACACCATGGCGACGCAGACGAGGATGATGCGGAACGGTGCTTCGTTGTGTTGGAACATAGCTTTTCCTTTCCTATTTGCAATGGCCAGATGCGCAGATCGCCGCGGCGCCGATGCCAGCGCCAATCACTAGCCACTTCCCTGCTCGTTTTACCCGGGTGAAAAAAGTCCCACCCTTTAGCTCGGTCTGCAGTGCGCTCTTCTCGTTCTTGAGCTGATCGATCTGCGCATTCGCCATCTTCATTTGCGCATCGCGTGAGGCTAGATCAGATCGACAAGTCGATAGCTTCAGAGAATCTTCCCGGCATTTTTCAACTGCATCCCTCAGAATTGGCAGATCGACTTGCGGAATCGACGCGGTAGCGTCGGGCTGGGGGTTTTGCGAGGTTGCAGGCGGAACGGTGATCGTGATGGGCTGAGGGACGCCGGGAAGCTGTTGTGGAAGCCATTTGGCGATCTGCGCTGGCGTCTGGATCTGTGACGCGAGCTTTTGCATGGCCTCGATCTGTTTCGCGGCAGCGTCATCGCGCGCCTTGTCTGCGGCCTCGTGGGTCTGGCGATCTGCCGCGAGCTGGTCGAAGGCCTTTTGCGCGGCTGCGATACTGGCTTGCGCCTTCATTTTGTCATCATGTTCTTCGAGCCAAATGCGAAAACCAAATAGACCCGAGACTAGGAACAAAATGCCGCAAGCTAGTTCAACCTTGGCGCGAGGGTCCATCATTTTGTCTGCTCATCTTCGATCAAAAGCCGTCGAAGATCGCTATAGGTGTGGCCCAATTTGCGTTCAATTTCGTCGAGCTTGATCGTCGAAACAACTTTGTCATCGATTTCTCGCCTAACACGAATGCGCTCGTCTGCCAGGAGCGAGAGCGTGTTGCGTATGACCTGCTTCTGATCGTCCGTTAGGTTCCCCATTTTCTGTCATCTTTCGGCTGCCTATCTCCAGAAATGGCGCGCGACTTCCACCAATACCGTGACTAGTAGGCCGACGGTGCCACCCAGCGCCGCTGCCTTAACTCTCACGTTTTGGACTTCCCTATTCGTTCGTCGGATCGCCGCGAAGCATTCGTGCAAATCCTTCGCAAATTTCGTTTCCAACTTATCGGACATAGTTCCGCCCTGGATTGCCAATCGCTTCGACTCGTCATCCAATCGCGAGAGCTCCATGAAGACCGCGAGGCGCGCTTCGGTCCATTCGACGTTAGGCGGAAGATTCATTTATTTTGCGACCCATCCAGAGCTAGTCGTCGTTCCCGTTTCTTTAACATATAGCGTCGTGGATGTGCCGCCATCTGAGCGAAGGAATAGGCTGCCGACCGGTGCCGCTACGACGCCCGAAGGATCTCCGGTTCCAGTGACGATCTTCAATCCGCCAAGCGTGAGAATGCCGGTCGCCTTGTCGAATTGAAATGCGCTATTTCCGCCAAGCACACCGCCATCATTGAATTGAACATATTTATTCGAACCCCCAGCGGCCGCCGCGTCGATAGCATCCAAGTTGGCATCATGGCGAGCTGCAACTTGCGCCGCGGATTCGTTCGACTTGCTTTTTTCAAGTTTAAGATTTGTTGTGACCGAGCTCATTCTGTTTTCCTTTCAATTCGCCTAACTCTTCCAAAATTCTCTTGATGCGCGCGCCGTTCGCAGGCTTAAGCCTTGCCTCTTCGAGCTTCGCTTCAAGAATCAAGATCTTGACTGGCTCTTCGAAGACCGCGCGAAAGTCCGCATAATCCGGCGGATAGCTTCGGCGAATGGCAGACCGGCCGTCGACGCTGTCATATCGCTTGTAGCATTCCTCGCGAGCTATGACCGCAAGCCTTCCTTCCGGCGTCAGATCGTCCATTTCCTATATTTTCGACATTTCCAGCCTACGCCGCCGATCGCTCCACGGAATCTTTCTGCTATGCGGATGGAAGCTGATAATGCTCGAATGGCTTCGGAAGCGAGGCGTAGCCGCTCCTGTTTTATAAGCTACAGTGACCAAATTCCCGATGGACGTGCCGAAAGAGCATGTCTGGCTGTTTGAGAAAGTCGCATTGTAGGTTCCCGCCCCGCCGACGATCTGGTATTCCGTCTTCCATGCGTTGCTGCTATAAGTGGTATCGAGCTGTGTATATCCGCTGCCAGCGCCCCATCCGTTTGACCCTTCCGCGCAATTTGCGATAGCGATTATCAAATCCCCGGTTTGGCTGGTAGTCAGGTTCGGACCAACCTGCGGGTTTGCGTTACTCGAGAACGTCAGCGGAGTCGCGACCGCGTCGGTAGTCGCGCCAGTTCCCCCGGAAGATTTGGTAATACTCAAATTGCCGAACGAAACCGTTCCGCTGATCGTCGCCGTATATGTGGTGCAGCTCGAACTGTTGGCGACCGTGTGAAACATGTAGGTCCGATAATTATTCGCTCCCGTAGCGGAATCGGCGTCTTGAGTGAAACTGTCGCTGTTAGTGTCGCTCCAGCCTGAGATCGTCTGCGCGCCGCTAGACTGGTAGTAGCTCAAACTTATGACGACCAAATCTCCAGAACTAGCGCATGTGGCGCCCGCGCCAGAGCACGTCGGCGCTGAACTGCTGAAGCCCTGGCCGCAAATAATCGATGGCGCCCCAAAAGATGCTTCCACTCCCTGCGGAAACATTGCAGCCCCGGCAAGGATTAAGCACAGGATGCCGACAAATTTGATTACTGATCGCATTGGAGCACTCCATTGACATAGGCCGCGGTCGCAACTGCGGTCACATTCATCGCCATAATGTCGTTTGCCGTCACCGTTGTCGTCGTAAAGTCGCTGGTCGTCGTCGAATGGATCGCCGTACCGCTGGAAATTCCCACGCCGCTGGTCGAGATCGAGTTGCCGCTCGTCGGGATCGCCGTTCCCGTTGCAACTTTCCAGAACTTGACGGTGATGGTTCCGGCGTCAATGAGCAGGTTATAGCCTGAGATAGTGCAAGCGATCGGCACGGTAATGTAGTCCGTGGTTGTAGCGGCCACCGTGAGAGCTGTCCCTCCGGGCACTCCAATAGAAAACGGGATCCCCCGTCGCCGCACATTGGTCGAGATACGTGCATCGGGCAGCGAACCGCTAGTGATATTTGCCGCGTTGGTCGTGTCCGTCGTCGCGCTCGCTGCGAAGGAAGAGCCGCTGGTTTTCGTGCAAGTAATCGCAAGAGTTCCAGAGGTCGTGCAATCTCCCGAAATGTCTGTATTCGTTACTGAGCTGGCGCCGGAGAATTTAGCGAGATTGCCGCTCGCCGGAGATCCAGTTGTCGTCACTGTGCCCGAGGTAGCACCGCTCGTGCCGCAAGAATAGGAATCGGTGGATTGCGTGTAATTGATGTGATTCCCACCTGTGTCGGTGCAATCGGGAATAGTTTTGTATGTCGCAGTATTTGACGCCGTGATAACTGGCGTAGTGTGCGTAGACGGTCCTGACGAATAGGAAACTCCATTCACTTTAACGACGGTCACTGCAAGAGTTCCGCTAGTCGTAGCGTCGCCGGATAAATCGCCATTCGTGATTGAGAGTGCGCCAGAAAACTTCGCGAGATTGCCTGCCGAGGGACTACCCGTTACCGATGCTCCTGATCCTAAACTTGCCCCGCATGAGAATAAGTTTGTAGATTGCGTGAAGTTAAGGTGATTGCCGCCCGTATCCTGACAATCAGGAAGCGTCTTCGCGGTATAGGTATCCGTGGCCGTTCCGACCGGAACTTGATGGTTTGCGACCGTCGAAAGGCCGAGTCCGCCATTTGGAACGGGCGCCTGATTTTTTAGCTCAGTCGCTGCGTTGACTTTATTTGTAGCGCCGCCAGGAACGGCGCCTGTGCCTGTCAGGTCGGCTGCGCCAGAGGCATTGCCAAAAACATTCAGCCTCGCCGCTCGCGCGCCAGCCGCCCCCGGACTAAACGTGACCGTGGTTGTGCAAGTAGCGGCAGGAGCGAGCGTCATTCCCAATGTGCAACTCCCGCCCGCGCGCAGGAAGTCTGAAAGATTCGTCCCTGAGAATGAGTAAAACTTTGTGAGACTGAGGATGACGTTCGCAGATCCGGAGTTTGTTACCGTGAAAGTGTGTGGCGAACTGGTACTTCCGACATTTTGACTGGCGAATGCATAAGGATTCGGTGTGACGGTAATCGCAGGAATGCCCGGGAAAGACGCTCCTGAATTGACCGCTCCAGCATCCCAAGCGCCTCCGCCAGGACGCGCGGAAGGCGTCCGTAGGCCGCCATATGAAGTATCACTGCAAAGCGATACAAAATTCCCGCTGCAGAGCGAGGTCAGATTCGCCCCGGCTCCGATCGCTACCGATCCGGTGTTAAGTGTTCCAGTCGAACTGACGGCAACTGAGCTCGCGAAAATTCCGTTGCCGTCTTTACCGCTTCCGCCTGTCAGGCCAGCTTTGAAAACCGAGTAGCTGACGAAAGCTCCGTTGTAAAAAACATTGCCTGTGCCTTGCCATACGTTGTTATCAAAGTGCGTGGCTGTCTGTGCTGGATAGCTGATCAGCGCCGCGCCGCCTACGGTAAGATTGTTTCGAAAGTCGGTTGCTGTGCCTTCCGTTTTTTGATTCAAATTCGCGCTGCCCAAAACGACGATAGTGTTATTCCAGAGCGTCGCGGTGCCGGAGCTGCCGACCGTGACAGACCATGCGCCGTTGTTCATATTCAGGCCAGGCTTAATAATTCCGACATTGTTCCATAGCCACATCGTAAAGGCATGGCCCTCGGTATAAACGAATGCCGTGTTTTGTGTTCCCCAATCGCCGTCGAAAAGATTGTTATAGATAAGGGCGTTCGTCACGAGGCCTGTGCCGACCGTGTAAAGGTGAATGCCGTCGTGATGGTAGGCATTCCCCCCGGCTGGCGGCGGGTCGTCCCAATTGGCCGTCGCCCCAAAATGGTTGTCGTGAATCTTGATGTCATCGTCGGTTTGGTTGCAAACGCCGACGGCGACGCCGTGATTGTAATTTGCAAAATCATTGTCGTGAATGTCGAAATGACTCGAAGGCGTAGAACCGCAGGCGACGATGTAGAGCGCCCAGTTCATATCGTGGAATTTGGAATCGTGAATTGTCCAACTAGAGGCCTGCGCTAGAGAAATCGCATAGGGGTTATTATCGGAAGGACCGCCGATGCTGGGCACTGTGCGCACATAGATGTTGCGTAGAACTATATTTTTCCACTCGATATTCGTTGACCCGTCGGCTTTCACTGCCGGGTTATTGCTCTGGTTCGCTAAAACCGTGCCATTCGCCGTCGCTTCGATGATGCCGTTGCAGGTTGATTCTGAGACGCTGCTACCGCAAGCCGTTCCGCCGTTGAAGACGATCCAGCTTTGACCATTTAAATCGAGACAGGTGCCATCACCGCCAGCGCCGCAAAATGTCTGACTGATCTTTGCGCCAGTCTCCCAAATAAAATTTATCGTGTTTCCAGAAGTTCCACTTCCTTGGAATATCAGGGTTGTGGCGATCACGCCGCAAAGGTGTACGTTGGTATTCTTTCCGATCTGGATTCCCGTCGGAGTGCCGCTAGTCCAGTTCGTGTTGTTGTTGAAATAGCTCCCCGCCGCTTTGGGATTGGCACAGTCCGCGCCAGTATTCGCGCCAGCACTCGCCTCGGCAATGTAGACGTCATTAGAAGCCTTCGCTTGAATCGCGAAGAGGCACACAAATGCGCCCAAAATGAAAAGCCGTTTCAACATGAGATTCTCCTAGTAGGTATACGAACCTGCGATGTGAACGTCGTCGATCGCTGGCGGCGTGTTATAAGTCCAGACAGCGCCGCTGAGAGTGCCGTCAATTCCCTGCATCTGCTTCCTACCATTTTTGAAAAACTGGAGACTGCTCGGAGGATTCGGCGCGTTAGGGAAAGTAAATGCCGCCGTTGAGCCGTCGATCGCTGGCGTAGGCGTCACATCATATGCAGTAAGGCTTCCAGTCCCGCCAGTGCCACCGCCGCCAGTGCCGCCACCCCCGCCACCAATTGCAATGACATCCGCCGCGTCACAATAAAGCGCCGCGAGAGATGCGGTCGGTACAGAGATCGAAGCTCCAGCCGCCCCGATTACTTGCACGATCAGACTGAATCCGCCGATTGTGCTGTTTCTGACGATGAACGCCCGATCGCTGGCAGGAATGTTTACATATCGGTCAGCCGTCAGAGTTCCGGTAAATTGAAGCACGCCAGCACTGGCCATTTGAGCCGCCGTTACAGTGACATCCGCATCGCTCATCCCGATCGATGCTTGCGCATTTATAGAAGCGTCAAAGCGGTCAAAAGCATCATTGGCCGTCACTTCCTTGGAGTTTTGAGCCGCCGCGATGTGAGGTATAGATAAGTAGGGCGTCGCCATTTCTTCTCCTAAACTATCGCGCTCGCTCTAAATCCGCGCCCGATCAAACCTGATTTTTGGAACACATTGACAGACACGGCGTCTTGCACGGAGCCGAAATCGATTCCCTGCTGAACGCCTGAATAATCGACCGTTGGCGTTGCCAAGTCTGAGAAAGTTCGAATCACGCTCGAGCCGTTCAAAATTTCCACATCATACAGTTCACTCGCCTCTGACAGGGGAACCGTACCAATGTTGTCAATCCATTCCCCGCCCATCCTAGTGCGACGAATCCAAGTAATCGTTAGATTTGCATTCACGTCGCGGGCACCGACAACGTGAACCGGCGCATATGGCCGCAGGTCATTCCCGGTGTTCGTAAATTGCTGCGAGGCTACAGCGGACAGATCGAGCCCTGAAGTCACGCCCTTGTAGTAGAAAAGTTTGTTGAGCGCGCTGAGGTCATCGGTCTCGTGCTTCATTCCAGTTGGCAAAGCAACGACGAGATCACCGACGGCATGTGTGCCGGAATTGACTTCAGTTCCCCGACGACCGCGCAAGAGCCGCGAAAGCGTATATGTGCCGTCCATATTCAGCACGATGCTTTGCGCCTGGATAGCTTCCCATCTGCCCGGTGCGCCAACTAGAAAGCCGTTAGCGCCGTTTAGGACGTTCAAGTCGGAAGTCCCGGTCAAAGCCCCAAGCGTCATTTTTACCGTGAGCGTATTTGTCGTGTCCCACGTCCACGGACTGCGCGGCAAGCCAAGCGCATTCGTGGAATATCCGAAATTGAGCGCTATCGCGGAACTGTCGACAGTGTCGTAATTGGCATCGTCAACTGATCTAAAGATTCCGCCGCCTGGCCAGTCTTTCAGTCCGGAAGTGAGTCCGTCATAGTAGCCGGTCCCGGCCGGATTGCTATCCGTATCGCGCAGAAGCGGCACGTCGAAAAGGAAGAGTATCGTCGGAGCGTTTGTCAGGACCGGCTGAGGAATGAATCCACTATTACTTCCTCCCACGGCAGATGACAAATAGTTGTTTTGGTTGTCCCCTACGCCGTCGATCTTTATCGCGAATCCCTGGCCGAGCAGCGTGTCGACGGCGCGCATCTGGAACGTGTTTCCTTCATAAACGAATTCGATCACGTCCGTCGGATCGAGCAGCATGTATAGCGCCCGCCATAGATTCACCGTGTAGCTTGTGCGTTCAAGCCAGGCGAGCCAGAGCGTTTTTTCCGCGACCTGGCGCGCGAACTTTGCATCCAGCGACATCGGAAGCTCGATGATTTGCTGCTGTCTGGTTTTGATGATGCGCGAATTTCTCTGCTTTAATTGCTTGCCCTGCTGGAAATCCATCGCCAGATCGTTGTAGAGGACGGTCACATTCTGCGGCAGATCCTGCTCCTGCGCGAGCTGCTCCGGCTTGACCTTTGCTCCATCCTCTAAGAGTCCGAGGTCTGTTTCTGGAATCGTCAGCGCGGCTGGCAAACCGCGGGGAACGAAGCGCAGTGTTCCATCCGATTCGCAGGCGTCGAAGAAATAGGCTTGGAATAGAGGCTTGATGACTTCTGATGCGGCCGTGGTGCGTGTGATCGCATAGCCCTGTACGATGTCGTCGGGAAAAATGTTTTCGGACGTCAGCAGAGATACGTCGACCTGAGAAGAAGCCATGCCGGTGCGCTCGCAAACATCGAGAACCACGTCTGCCAGATGGACGGTATCCCCTAGAGCGATTTCAGCTCGCAAGTTCGGAAGGCGATTGCCGAAGTTAGCGAGCCGCAGACTTTCGAAAACCACATAGCAAAGGCCGCGAAATGCTGGCGTGTTGGCGACCCCTTCGTTCGCCTGGATCAGCGGGTCGGGATTCTGTACCTGCGTCCCAGAATAAAAAGTCGGAGTGCCATAATAGTTCGTTAGCGGCTGCCAGTAGTGATCATTGGTGACTGAGTGCGCTGGCGCTGATGTGGTTTGAATGTTTACGTATAGCTGGCCGGTCTCGATGACGACGTCGCCGGGATTGTAGGTCTTGTTGACGTCGAATACTGCGTAACTTCCGAGCGCTTGCCAATACAGAATGTCGCCCGTATCGGCGGGCGGCTGGCCAGGATGAATGTTGATGTTTTGCTGCTCGCAGGTATAGGTTTGATTGCTATAGCTGACAATGTCGCCGATGTTGTAGAGCACCGTCGAGGACCATGCGGGGAAATCCCCTGGCGGAAATTCAGAAGTCGTCGGCGTTATGTCATAGATCAGCTTCGAGTCGCCCCACATCCGCAGAATCGTTCCCGGTCCCTCGCAGAAGGCATAAGCACAATCGGCGAAAAAGAGGAATTGCGTCGCGCCCCCAAAGCCCGATCCGCCAGCGCCAGGAACGCCAGCTTGTACTGACTTCAGTCCCGGAGTCCAGATAGGCGAGCCAGCAATTCTCACGCGGCCATAGCCAAACGGAATCGGAGCGCCGTCGATCGCAGAGGAAATCTGCAGGTCTCCGACTGGAGGATGGAGCTTCGGCTGATGGAGCATCCGGTAAATCGTCGATCCGACTTCGATCGCGGTTGCTACAGCCGCTATGACGAGCATTGCCATGCTAGTCGTCAACTCCTGAATATGTGAAGACGCCAGCGACGCGGCCGGTCCAGCGAGCATCGAGCAAATGCTCCGTCACTTTACCGACTGCTCCGTAAGCGTGAATAATGCCGAGGCCATGCTGAAGCTCCGAAACGATCGCCATGTGATGAACCATATGCGGAGCGCGCATCGTCAGGATGTCGCCGGGCTTCATTGTTAACAGGTCTTTTTTGACGAAGTTCTTTTCGGCCTCGGCCTGCATCTGATCGAGCACCGGAAAGAGCGCGTAATTCATGTAGTCAAAACGTTGAATCGGCCGACCGTCGCGATATTGCAGACCGAGATCCTCGCCGACGCACAGCACAATTCCGATGCAGTCGAGGCCGCGGCCTTTTACGCGACCTTGTTGGTGAAATGGCGTGCCAACGTATTCGCGCGCCTTCGCCACGATCTCCGCTCTATGCAAGGCCGCTTCCCGCCCCTGGCACGTTGAGGAAGCTATCCATGCCGGGGATGAACGGCTCGCCGCGAAAATTCACAATGTTATTGAACTTGTTCGTGCAATCTCCCGTCGTCTTGCTGCAGCCAGGCTCGATCGAGAATGTGTCGCCGGGTGCTGGCGCATACGGCAGCGGCAGGTAAAAAGTGAGAACGCCGCCCGCTGCCGTCCAGCTCTTGATCTCGAAGCTCAATCCGTTATTGTTTCCCGAGGTGAACGTGATGACGCCATCGTTAAACCAATTGTCCGGAGCCGCGACCGCCGGGGTCGCTGACCCGATCATTAGCAGGCCAGCCGTCAGGTGTATTTCGCTTGGATTTGTGACGCTGGCGATAGATCCGGTTTGCCGGTAGGCAGTGACGTCGACCATGCATAAGTACTGCGATTCTAGGTCAATGCCATTCAGACCGCTTCCGAATACAGCGCGGCAGATCGGCCCGAGAGTCGCGCCAAGCTGCGTCGTCAGATAGTTTGTCAGGCCGCGAATCTCTGCGGTGAAAACTCCATTGACCATTTTCACGACGCCGATCGTTCCCTTGCGAACCAGAACTGAGCCGAATGTCCCTGGACTCTTCCAATTTATGACACGAATCTCAATGTCACTGGAGTCGTACAGGCCAGCGCGAAGATCGTTTTCAGTTAAGGCCTCGCTGTCCAAAAACCCAGTAACTTCGAGATTATCGACGCTCAAATCCGATTTGTTGGAAGTCGCGGTATTCACGAAGCCGGTCGCGGCCAGATAAGTCACGCCGTCAAGCACGATGTCTTCATCGAACGAAGTGAAACCCTTGACGGTGTTGTCCTTGCGCGTAACTTTCCATAAGACGCAGAGAGTCGTCTGTCCCTGAGCCAGATGCCTTGAAATTCCGGGGCTGGCCGTTTTCATCAGAATTCAGGCGGCAGCACTTCGATCAGAGGCAATGAACTCACGCTGGCGATAATGTTTCCGCCAGAGACGAAAGATTCTTCGACCTGAAGCGCGAGCTCATCCGTATCGAAGCGCGCCGGAAAATCGAATTCAAAACTGGCGGTGATTGAAGGACCGTAAGCTGTCAAAATTCCGGTCTCCGCATCCAGTACGTAGCCAGCGGGAGGAAAAACTTCGGTCCCGTTTGAGTAGATGTGAACCGTATTTGCGAAGGTATTGCCCTGCCAATCTTGAACCGCATCGGTGATCGGTTTGTAGATATTGCGGACGTACGTGCGACCGCCGATCTGATAGCGCTTCGCGAGTTGATAAGTGGGATAGGAGATCAGGACCGGAGCTTCGTTTTCGGCCTTGAAGTCGACGGGATCACGCACTCGAAGCGGATAGGCTTTTCCCGCCGAGGTCATAAAGAACGCCATGAGAAGATCGACGAACTGCTGTTGATTGCCGCGGAATGATGCTGGCGTTTTCAGTGATACAAGCCATTTCTTGCGCGCCAAGTCGCGGCTACTTCTACGACTCTCGCCGCCGCCGCCGCCCTTATCGATTACGGTCAGAAATGAGTCCCCGGCGGTGCCTTTATATTCGAAGGTGCGCGGGAACTCCACAAACGCGCCAGCAATGCTAACTACAACCGACTGCAAGGAACCTGCGACTTCCGCCCAGCCTGCAGGAATGTGCCCCTCGAAGCCGCCTTGGCCCTGAATAGCGCCAAGCGCTAACGAGAAGCCGTCCTGCGAATACATGACCCATAGCGCAACCATGGTCGACCCGGCTGGAAATGAATCTCCTGGCCGCGGACTGCCGGGCAGCGAAAAACCATCTACCGTAATGTCAGAACCGGGCACGGTGATGATGTTGGCATCAGAATCGATCCGCGTGGCGCCCTTGACCACGATTAGATAGAGTTCCGCGTCATAGTCGATCGGCGGATCTCCGCCTGGAAAACTGAGTTGCACGCTAAGGTTTTCGTCAGCCGTGGCGCGGCGATATGCATATATCTGCGTCGCAAAAGTATAAGAAGTGATCCATGCCGAACTTGCACCGCCGGTTACCAGTTCTGGCGCAAAGGCCGTCGGACGCCCCATGCCGACCACGAAGACGTAATCACCTTGTGAGACGTCGGCCACGGCTCCGGGCGAACTCTGTTCGAGAATTGGGCCGACGTGCTGGACCTCAGAGATGTAAGGAACCATATTCAGTATCGAGGCGGCCGAACTTCCACTAGAGTCACCGAGTTTAGGGATATGATCGGATTTCCGCCGCGCACGTCAGACTCTTCGATCTGCCGCTGCATGTCATCGACATCGAACCGAACTGGATGATGAAAGTCGAAGTCCGCGGTAACGAGAGCGCGATCCGCTGGAGCATCGGTAAGTGTGACGAGGCCTGTCGTGGCATCGACGGCGAACTGCGAGGATTCTAGCGGCAGACCTGCGACGTAAATTGTGACGGAATCTGCAAGAGGATTGCCCTTCCAATCCGTGACTGCGCTCGTAATCGGCTTGGTAACTTTGCGGAAATAGATTTGGCTGCCTACCTGATAAGTCTTTTGAAGCTGGAAAACCGTCGTAGCGCCGTCTCCCATGCCGATCTGCACGCCGCGAGCGCGGAAGTCTTTGTGATCCTTGAAACGAAAGGCATCGCCGCGGCCACGAATTACCAGAAAGAACGAATCGAGCAGGTAGACGTACTGCTGACGATCTTGGCCGAATGGTGTGATCAGCGAAATCGTCCACTTGCCTAAGCAATTTCGCCAATTCTGATTTCGCTGTTCTTGCCCGGAATATCCTTCCTTGACCTCGGTGCTGAATGTTGGACCGCCCATCGCTCGGAATGAAATCGCTGTTGGGAATTCGAGTTCGAAAAACGCCATTTCTAGCGATGCCTCTGATGCGCAATGGCAGCCTGTTGCTGTAGATTCGCGTATATCTGGCCCTGCGATTGGCGGAACGAGTCGTAATCCTTAACGCCGTGAACATGGAAATTGACGGTTGTGTGATGGATTGTATCGCCGCCAGCCTTTAGAGACGGAGCCACGCGACCGGCTGACTTTGGAACGAAGAATTCAGGATGCTTTTCGCCGACGACATAGGCCTTGCCTGGCGTCACGTCGCCGCCATCGGCCAGAAAGCCCCCGAAAATGCTTGCGATGCCGCCAATTGCACCGCCGATTCCGCCGCCGTCGCCTCCGGAATCGCCGCCGCCTAGGAGAGAAGAAAGCAGCCCGCCCCCGCCGCCCGAATCTCCTCCGGCGGAAATAACGTAGAAGGGGCTTGCCTGCGAGCCGTCGGCCTTGCCGAGCTCGCCGCCGCCGAAGAGCCCACCTAATTTGCCAAAAATCCCGCCAATAACGGGAATCTTGCTCAATGCGCTAAAGATGCCGCCCCCGGCTGAACCGCTGCCGAATATCCCTCCAGGCGTAGTCGCACCGCCGCCAGGTCCCCCGCTCCCTGCAATGATTACATGGAAAGGATTGTTCTCCGAGCCGTCAGCCTTTGGCCCGAGGCCCGGAATCTTCAGGCCGATCGAGGCAGCCACTTTTCCGACGACGCTCTGAATTCCGGCCTTAACGATAGATTCTTCAAGTCCCTGCAGAATCTGTTTGAAGTTCGCCTTGCCGGTGACAACGAATTTGGCAAGCTGCGATTCCATATCGTCAATCGCTTTGTGAAAGGAATCGAAAACCTTGCCGCTGAAGTTTTGGCCCTCGAGTGCGAGTTCGTTCATCAGGCCTTTGAAGCGCTGGGAGAACGTGCCCACCTTAGCGACCGCGGCATCCCATTGTTGAATCATCCTATTGTTGGCGTCATAGATCGCGGCGTCGATGAGCAGCGTCGATCTGCCATATTCTTGAAGCGCTTCCCGCAGTTCGGAAAGTTTTTGAAGCTCGAGGTCATAGGTCTGGATCAGATCGAACTTTGAAGCCTGTTCAACGGTGGAATTGCGGAATGCCTGATCAGACTTTTGCTTCTCTAGGTCGCGGACTCGATTGACCTGGCCTTCGTCGGCGAGAGGATTGGCTGTTTTGAACTGCTGAACTTTTAGCTCTACCTGCGCGGCCCTCGCGGCGGCGGCGGTGTCAAAATATGCCGCGGTAATTGCCTGCAGCGCTGGCAGCTCATCGTCAAAGGCAGTAGTCGCCTTCTTAATTTCGAGGTTTAGATCAGCGTGAACCTTTGCCGCATAACTAATTTCGTCTGCTTTGAGTTCCTTAGAAGCCAGCGCATAGCCTTCAGCGAGTTGCCTGACCTCTGCGTTCTCTTCTCCTAACTTCGCGGCTAACAGGTCATGCGCTTCCTTTAGAACACGCACCTTTGCGGCCTGATCTGCGAAATGCGCGGCAACGATTGCGGCCGCGGCTTCACCGGTTCCCCAAGCGGCCGTCAGCGCTTCGGTAGCCGACACTTCTTCCTCGAGCTTCAGATGCTGCTTATCCAGTTCCGAAACCACGCCCTTGATTGCGGCGCCATAGACGGCGGCGGCTGCAGATCCTTCGATAAGCCCTTCGTTTGAATCTACGAGAGATAAAGCCGCGGCGCGTCGAACTGGATTCTTTTCCTTTGACGCCAGGTCGCGGAGTTTTCCGAATTCATCGTTTCCCTTTTTGACTGCTTCGGCGATCAATTGCTCTGCTTGGCTGCCCGCCTGGCCAATCTTCAGCCATTCGTCAGCCTCGCGTCCTAATGCCGCCAATCTTTCCTTGATACGCTCCAGAATCGTGTCGTCTTTTTCGGGCTTGGTATCGACGTCAGTGCTCGTCCCACCCCGACCGTGGATAGGCGTGAATGGCGCGCGCGGGCCGGTAAGATTCTGAACGAAGTCCGAGTTTTTCTTCCATAGGGCGGCGGTGTCATCGCCGAACTTTTTCCAGATAGATTGCATTCTCGCTGCACCGCTTGAAGCATCGGCGACAGCTCCCGCCATGCCGCCACGCATTCCTCCCACGATGGCGTCATGCATCGTCAATCCAAGTTGATTCGCTTCTACTTCGATGGCATCGAAGAACAGGCCTATCTGCTGCAGGATTGAAACGAATTCGTAAACGTGGGCGATGCTGGTTTTTACGAGCCATGCGATCTTATCTACGAATCGATCCATCGCCGGGAGATTGTTCTCGAAGGCCTTAATGATCTCGTCTCCGATGAGTTGCAGCGTGGGCAAAAGGTCTTTCATTAACCGAATTCCTAGGCCTTCGGCCGCCGCGTGCATTTCATTCGTCGTCTGCTCAAATTTGTGAGCGGCCTCGGCGGTCTGCTCATCGATAACGATTCCGAAAAGTTGTGCAACGCGCGTCCATTCGGCGATGCCTTCTTTCCCTTCGTTGAGGACTGGTATCAATTGCGCGCCAGATCGGCCAAAAAGCTGTATGGCGAGCGCAGTCTTAACCGTTCCCTTTTCCATGTGGCTGAACTTCTCGGCGACATCGCCAAAAACTTCGCCGACGTCCCGCACGTTTCCGCCGGAATCGCGAACGGCGATCCCAAGTCGCGAATAAGCGTTAGCCGTGCCGGGTGCATCCGTTGCGGCTTTGAACAGGCTCTTGCTTAGACGTGTGAGTCCTTGCGTCATTACTTCCTGATCGACGCCGGATTGCTTCGCCACGAAGCCAAGGGCGGATAGGGATTCGACTGAAACTCCGGTCTGCTGGGATAGCACGGCGAGCTTCGCGGCTTGCTCCGCGAAGTGAATGGTGAGTTCTATAGCGGCGATGTCTAACGCCGCGACCGCAGCGCCAGCGACGCCCGCACCGATAGCGAGCGGCGACAGGCCGCCTGCAACCTTGGCGATGCTCTGCGAGGCAGACGACCCCATTGCCCCGATACGTTCGAAGGTATCGCCTATCACTCGCCCGATTTCGCCGAACGGAGCCAGCGCGCTTCCAGCCAGGTCGCCAAGGCGCGAGAAAGACTCGCTTATGTCGGCGCCCGCCTTCTTTGCGGCCGATGACGCGCGAGACATCCCCTCGACGAATGCGGCTGTATTCGCCTGCAGGTCAACTACGATTGAGCCGAGTGTGTTTGGCATATTAGTTAGGTCTACTTGGACCGCATCCAAAGAACGCGGCCATTGAAGCGATCATTTCGTCGTCAGTTTCGGGAACCGCTGGAGGTTCTTTCTTCGCCCATTCGGGCACGTAATCCAGAGCCGTTTTCCATGGCGCATCCTCGCCGCGCGTCATAGCGTAGTTTTCAATTGATGCCGCGATCAGCCCGGAGCAGAAACGCTGGCGACGAAATTTCTCGTTATGGCGTTCCTCAAGCGCCCTGAATCCAGCGAATGTCAGCTCGCCGAACTCGCGTTCGCTAATTCCGAAGTCGTAGATTGCGATTGCCCAGAGGTCGAGCCATCCGATTTCGACGTCCTCGTCTGCTCGACCGTCGGAGGGTTTTCCGGCGGCGCTTCACCTTTGTCCGCTTTTTCTTTGAGGTCGCGCAGCACATCGGCGTCCTTTTTGGGCAGGAAGAGCATGTACGCTTCCCACAATGCGTCGTAGGCTCTTGACCCGGCTTCTTTGTCTAGGTAGGAACGAATTGCGCGAAGGCCTTCTTCGTTGTCGTAATCTGGATTGCTGTCCGCTGCGGCAGCCCAAAGCATCGCGCTCAGAACGGATGAGGACATTTTCGTCGTGAACATATCCATTCCGCCAAGCATCTTTAATCCGGTTTCTTTCTCTATTCGCGCCAGGACATTGAAGTCGAAGCGCAGTTGAAAATCGATCTTGAACGAACCGGATGAATCTGTGATCTCAAGAGAAAACGGAACCGACGGTGCTATCCTGTGTCTAATTGCTGCGACCTTGCCTGCCATTTGCGAAAGCCTCCATATAAAACAAAAGGGCGAGCCGACGAATCGACCCGCCCTGAAATCGTTAAACGCCTAAGCGAAATTAAACGCCTGGCGTCCAGGTAACACCGCCGGTGATCTGCAGTTTGACCGACTTTGTCGCGGCCTTGCTGAAATCCAGGGTGAAATCCTCGCTTTCGACGTATGCGTTGAATGTCCAGGCACCAAGAGCGTTCGGCAATTGGACTTTCCATGGACTCAGTACTTGATTGTTGTAGTCATCCAAGAGTGTTTGCTGCGTCGCGTCTCCCGGTATGAAGTTGATCTCGAAATCGACTGTGCCTGGCGTTAAAATCGTCGGCAGCATCTCTTCGTTATTTCCACTGTCCATGTTCGTCACATTGTCGAAACCGGACTTCGCTCCAGTGCGGGTAATTTTCCGCGCTTCGGCGATAGTGGTGTAACCTGTCGGTGCTAGGGGATTCGTTCCGCGTTGGAGCTGCGTTCCCCGTGGACATACTGCTTGGCTCATGGTTTTCTCCTTTTAGTGTTCAAAACTTTCCCAGGGGAACCCCCGGAAAAACTTTTTAAGTGCCGCTATCCTGATAGGTGATCTTGAAATCCACTGCGGTGCAGTAAATGAAAGGCGCGTCCTCGAAAATATCAACTTCGCTTTCGCGCTGCATATGCTCAATCACCGTGCCATCAGATAGCGCGCCGGTGAAAAGCTCGAGCTCCTGTCGCAGCGTGCGAGCAACCCGCTTGGCGTCCTCATAAACCTTGCCATAGCAGTTGAACTGCATTCGCGAATACTGAAGCTGATCTGGACCGTCCATCGAGAATTCGCCGTCGCCGTGAACCTCGCGATAGACAATCGCGGGAAGGTCGGAAGGCGATGAGATAGTCGGAAGCTGGTTTGCCCAAACGCGAGTCAGGACAAGCGCCGCGATTGGACCGTCCGCCGCCAGAAAAGCTACAAGCCCCTCGCATAGCATTTATTGAAACTTTATCCCTTCCTCTTCGAGCGATTGCTTCATGTCAGCGACAAATTTATCGAGCACTTCCTGCTTCTTGGCCTCGAAAGCCGGTCGCGCAAACGGGAAGGCAGGCATCTCGCCGGTTGTCGCACCTGACCGCTTGCCACCGCTCTTTTTGCCGCGAAAACGGACTTTAGTGCCAAATTCGACGAAACTGGCCCAAAAAACCTTCTTGGGAACGCCCACGACAGCCGATCCAGAGACGTCTGACCTAGCGGACACCCTCATGCTGAGAGTTTTTGCGATTACGCCAAAGAGGTCCTTGCCGCCCTTGAAATGATGTGGCCCCTGGCGCACGCTGGACTTCATCTCGTCCAGCCAGATTTGCGCCGCCTCACGAAGCGACCGCCGCATGATCTTCCGTGAGGCCTTGATGGGTAAGTGCTCGAGCTTGTCCTGAATCTCGGCCAGGCCGCTGATTTTAACTTCGACAGCTTTCGCCATTATGCCGACGGAACCTCTAGCGCCGAATCATTGCGCTCGATGCACAAAAGGAATAGAACTTTTTGCTGTTCGTCCGGGTCGACGACTGCCTCGATGTGGAACTGGCGGTCTCTGAACCAGACAAGCATGTTGGACCTCAAGCCGTCGAGATACCGGATCGTGACCATGTGCGTGACTTCGGAAGTCTCTTGCTGCGCCGCATAGACCTTTTTGCCAAACGTGGTCGCGGAGTAGGCCTCGACAGCGGCCCAAACCTCCGCGAACACGGTGGCATCGTCACTTCGCACGCCGCCCGCAGTGCCGCGGGTAAGATTTGGCTTGGCGAGCTTAACCTTCCAACGGAAATTCGTTCCGTTGATGATGACGTCTGAATTGAGAGCCAAGTTATTTAGGCTGCGGAAACGTCGCGATCAGACTTCGCCACGACTTCGAACTCTTCCGCATTGGTGCCGCCGGAAGCGATCGTGATGTTCGTGACGTCGACATAGACCTTCGCCACGTCCGACAAATCGGTTTCGTGATTGATCGTGTGCGTCGACAAGGTTGCCGTCAGTGTTGCGGTCGTGCCGTCAAATTTCTTTCCGAATACGGAGACGACCGGCGAGCTCGTCAGGGCGGTCACGTTCTTGATGACTAGCTTCGAGCCCGCATAGACCGTTTTGTCGATGGCGGCGACGTGAGCATAAGTGCCAGCGGCCGCGCCGGTCTCGCTGAATGTTGCGATGACTAAGTCCGCCGGGATAAAGGCATTTTGCTTTGACAGCGTCTTCAGATATTTCTTGAAGTGGCCGTGTGCGCGCAGCGTTGGCGTCATGCCGTTTGAACCATTCAGCGAGGTCAGATATGCGTCGAGCCCGGCGAAGCCGTAGCCCTTGAGGTGCGTGTCGATGGCTTTCACCATGTTATTGATGCCAGGAATTGCCAGCAAAAAACCGTCAGGAGGAACCGGGTGAGTCTCGTCGATTACGCGCGCGGGCGGAAGCAAATCGGCTTCGATGTCTTCGTCGTTCAGCGTTAGCAGGTACGTCGCAATGCCCCCGGCGCCGGAAAGCACGTCGGTCGAGGCTTTCTCCATTCCCGCATTGAAGCCTGCGCTGAATTCCGGATCGCCGACTGACTCAGACGCGAAGCGCGCGAGCTTATCGAGGATTATTGTCAATTGACCTTGCGAAATCTGTGGCATATTTTCTCCTTAAAATTTATCCTTCCGTGGGATTGAAATCCTGAATGCGATCCTCCCAAAGCAAGTCTCGAAGATGGCTTGGAAGTTCGGTCGGCTTCGCGCCTGGCGTCGTCAGAAGCGGGTCGCGAAAGTCATATAAACCTTTTGCATAAATCATCAGCGCGGTTTGGAAATGCCCCGGCACGTCGTCGGGGTTAACCCCGTAGCCAGCCGTGAAATAAACGCGCACGGCGTTCGGCACGCGCTGCGTAAAAGGCCAGAAATAGTTATTCTTATTGATGTTCGGATAGATGCGGCCAGGCTCGCTGTTCGTGTCGATGATGAAGTCGCCTACGGGTGCCGGACCTTTGCAGCGCCAGGTGATTTCTCCGTCTGCGACTGTCAGGTCAATATCTGTCGGCCAGGTCGGCTCGTCATCGCCGCTATGGCTTGGATCGCCGCCGCCTTGTTCTTCGCCTGAATCGACTTCCTGAATATTGCCGTTCGGATCGACGATCTGATTGCCGACGATGTAGATAGTATCGGCCTGCCAGACATTGTCGACGCGAGGCAGCATGGTTTGAATTGCGCCGCTAAGATCGAGGTACTCAATTCGCAGGACATTGACGAGCGGAGAGCGCCCGAGCTTGATTTCTAGCGCGCGAGACGGTCGGTCACGATGGAAGTGTTCGTGATGCGTGCCGTCGTGATGATGATGACGCGGGAAATGGTCGAACGTCTGCACATAAACCTTGTTAATCAGCGACCGCCCGAGGAATCCTTCGACCTTGATACGCGCGGCGTCCAAATACGTATTGATGATGACATCGTCATCGTTCGTGCTGATGTGCGCGTGATCTTTGAACGTAGTGAGCGTAACCGGAAGGCTGTTCGTGTCGGTCCTCGATACGATCCGGAGTCCTGGCATTTATTTCTTCTTTTTCTTTCCTTGAATCGGCTTTTCTGTCGCGGACACCGGCGCAGGCAAGACTTTGACCGGTTCTTTCGCCGGGTCGACATTCCCCTCGAAGGAATATTGCTCGGCGCGCCCTGCGATGATGAGATCGCGGGCAACGAAGTACTTCATTTCCTGAATCTCGCCCTTCTTCGGGCCATCTTTCATCACGATGAACATAAAAGTATAGAAATGCGAAGGGCGGTGCCTGCTCGGAGCCGCCCTCGCTCATTTTCCCTTTTGGTTTTTAAGTTGTCGCCGTTGCTTGAGTCGCGCCAGCGAACCGCGGTCCAGAGAGAATTGCAACCGCGCTTGCGATGACGCTGTTCGAGCCGTTCGTCAGCGATAATTGCACGTAAGGATTCCCGTCGGGCAATTCCTGCGCATCGATTTCGATGACGTAGAAAATGCCGTCGTTGGCTGAAGGCGTATAGCCAGCCGCCAGGACTGCCGTGCGCGCGCCGAGAACGTCCGAGTCCGCGCCAGCCGTTTCCTGCTTGTAGATCGAAAATGGCATGGCTGTCGCCCCGGCGATAGGTGTTCCGACTGCTGCCGTTGCCGTTCCATAGTCCACGATGATCTTTGTGAAGGCCGCCGCGGAGACTCCAATTTGCAGAAGAATCGTAGCGTGATGATGATTCTTCATATTGAAGGCTTGCGACACCTTGCCGCCGGTAATATCGACGGGCGGCAAAATGTTTACAACGTGTGCTTGCTCTGCAATCACTGATCCTTGCATTTTGCGTAGCTCCTTTTTGAAATTTTTGGAGGGCGGCCAGCCTCAGCCGCCCGGAAAGAGTTTTACGACCGGGTAGACAATTGAATGAACGGCGACTGAGTATTGCTGCCGTTCTTCGGCGTGAGCGCCTTGTTCCACCACGGTTGACCGTCGCAGCGATAGGTTGTGCGGAAGGTCATTTCATCGTTGAGGAAGCGGACGTGCATCGAAGCGGCCTGCTGCGGCGCGCCCTTGTCGATCATGACGTAGGTGCTCAGATCGGCCAGAACAATGTCGCCAGGGGTTCCGAGTGTCGCCTGATGCTCGGTCGGGATGACGTCCCGGCCAAGCAGTTTGCCATACTGGTTTCCCTGAGTTCCTGGCGGCGTGTAGAGCAATTGGACGGCGGTTCCGCTGCCCAAGGTCAGAGGATAGAGTTTTGCCTCGACGTCGGGGTTGATGAACCATACCGAACTCTGCCTGCTGCGAGGCCATAGCCGTTGCCACATCAGAAGCACGTCATTCGTGCTAATAGTTGCGCCAGAATCGCCAGAGTCATGCGTGACAGTGATGACCGCGCCGCTGTTCAGAACGCCGAGAGGCTTTCCAACGCCGTCACCGTTCATGATCGCTTCTTCAAGCTTGAAGCCCATTTCTTCCGAAAATGCTTCGGTGAAAACGGCTTCGAGTGCGGAAGCATCCTGCAGGATTTCGTCGGTCGCATAGTACACGGCGCCGAGCTTCTGCAGGTTGAGTTCGATCTGGCGGAATTTCGGCTTCGTTGCGGTCAGCGCATCGGCTTCATTCAGCCAGTACGCCAGCACGCCGCCCCACCGCGAACCGTCGACGCGGCTCGTCTCGTCGATCGCGTTCATCTTCAGGCCGTTTGCGCCAGGGCTGATCGCGACGCGGCGAACGCGGGAAGAAATCTCGCCGGTCTGATACAAGCGCTTCAGGACTTCGGTTGAGAAATCCTTCTGCACAAGGAAGCCGCCATCGGAAGGAACCGCTTCACTGGCGCCCGACGCCGCGGCGAAGAGCCGCTGATCGGTGTGACGCCCGCCGGTCCGCTCGTGGCGCACGATGGCCATGAGCTGTTCACCGAAAGACGAGAACTTGCTCGCGTCCTTGCTCGCCGCTCCAGCCGAAGCGGCCGCGCCCGCATTCGAATCGTTGATCGGAATGAGGCTTTTTTCCACTTCCAAGAGAGCCGTTTCCCGCTTGAGATCCTCTTCCAGTGAAGCCAGAAGGGTCACATTCTTCTCATACGCTGCCCGTTCCTCTTCGGTAAGGCCACGATCTTCGGCGCGCGCCTTATCGAGCTGGGCACGCATTTGCTTCGTCAAATCAGCTTTGCGTTGAAACAAAGCTTTTGTATTCGACATGTCCAATGCTCCTTTTTAGTTTTTAGTTACACGACGCCGCCGACGCCCTTGCGGGCGTAATTTGGCGCATTCTGCCGTTGCCAGTTACCCGACAGCGACGAAATATCTTTTAGTAGAGTGCGAGTTCTCTTTCGCGCAGATCATTCGCGACCGAAGCGGTCATGCGTTTCGTTGACGTGCTCACTCCGAACCGCGCCAGCGTTTGATCGAGCGTGGCGACGCTGTCGGCCATGCCCTGCTTGACGGCCAGCGAGGCCATGACCATTCGGCCTTGACCGTAGCCGTCGGAAACCGCCGAGGAAGCCACGCCGCGATTCTTTGCCACGGCATTAACGAACATGGAATAAAAATTGTCGACGTCGGCCTGCAGCGCGTTCCTGGCTTCTTCGGATAGCGGCTCATAGGGATTGCCCTCGACTTTGTACTTCCCTGCGCTGATCAGAGTGACCTTCACGCCTTCCTGCTCGAGCGCTTTCGAGTAATCCTCGTGTGCGCCCCATACACCGATCGAGCCGACCGCACCGCTGGGAGTGACGACGAGCTCGTCCGCCGCGCTTGCCAGCCAATATGCTGCGCTCGCCGCCATCGTATTCGCTACGGCTATCTGCGGCTTCTTCCCGCGTGAGGAATAAATCTCGTCGGCCAGTTCTGGAACGCCGTCAACCGAACCGCCAGGCGAGTCAACGTCAAACACGATCGCCTTCACATTCGTATCGCTCAGGGCGGCACGGTAGGATGATGTCAATTTCTCGACAGATGTTCCGCCGCTGATCTCGCTCATCATGTTCATGCGATTGGATACGACGCCGTAAATAGGAATCAGCGCTACCATGCCGGGAGTTTTGGGAGTGACGCGAGGTCCGGCGCCGATGCGCTCGCGGACTTCTTCGTCGGTGAACTTTCCGCCCTCGGCCGCGAACTGTAAAAGCTGCGTAATCTGATGCAGCTTGTCAGGCAGAATCGCCCACGGCTTGCCGTAGAATTCACCGCGAATGCGTTGATACTTATTCATAATCTCCCCCAGCGAATTTTCATCCGTTTAGCGAGGTAGCATCTTCCTGTGAGGCCACATCGTCGACAGTTGCGTTCGGGTCAGCCGTTCCAGCGGGAACCATGTTCAACGGCCGCAGGTATTCGTCGCCGTCTGCGCCTATCGGGTTGAGGTTTTCCATGCGGCGAATGTCATTGACGGACAGGAATCCTGCATTTCGACCTTGCATATAGGACTGATACCGGCTCTTCATGTCGCCGCGGAGCAACCCGTCAAGCAGGAACTCGCAGAAATATTCGTCGGTATCCAGGTCCAGCGGATCGATCAGGTCAATGTTGATTCGCTTTTCCCATCGCACGGCGCGCGGGCGAACGCAATCCGTTGCGAATTCGATCGACTGTTGCTCGATGTTGCTAAACGTCGCTTTCGTCAGATCGCCGATCTTGTGAGGCGGGACGCGGAAAAGGCTCGCGATCTCCGCCCTGGTAAATTCCCGCGCCTCTAGGAACTGCGAGTCTTTGTTATTCAGGGCGATGGCTGTGTACTTCATGCCCTCTTCGAGAATTGCCGTCTTATGCCGATTCGCTCCGGTTTGCGATTCCTGAAAGCTTTTCTTTGCGCGCTTATAAGCTTCCTCGCTCATCGTCTGGGGATGCTCGAGCACTCCACGCGGCTGCGCATCGTTCTCTAAGAAGCGCGCAGCATATTCTTGCTGTGCCAATCCAACGCCGATAGTTTCGCGCGCCAGGGAAACTGTGCTCATGCCGAGCATTCCGTCTGAGGACATCCCGCGAAGGTGAAAGATTTCTTCCTGCGCATAGTTCTGTAGCTCGCCGGTGTACCAGTCGCGGACTTGATACCGAAGTCGGCCGTTTGGCAATCTGAATACTTGCACGCGGTCCGGGTGAATCGGAATCAGAGCATCGATCGCGCCTCGCGGCCCGGACTGGATGATATTGAACGAATTGCCGCGCAGCTCCTGATGCGCCTGATTCATTTCGACCCATTCGAGCGATGTCTGCCATTGGTTCGGCCTATCGTGCAGGACTTCGTACAACGGATGATCTGTCGCGCGTTCTTTCCCGCCATCTGGCAGCCGCCTATAAACAATCAGCGGCAGTGATGCAATTGTCTCCGCGCAGACTCGGACGCAGGCATATACCGCGGCCAGGCGCATCGCCAATTCCGGCGAGACGTTTTGCCCAGACGCCGTTCCATAGCTTGCATAGTTCGCGTAATAGCGATCGTCGAAAGGATTGATGGCCTGGCCGCCACCAGCGTCGGCGCGGAAGCCGAGCCATGACTTAAATCCTTGCCACCGTGAGGACTTCACAGCGTCAGCACGCCTCGCGTCTCATAAACCGATGCAGCCTTCGGTGGATTCGCGATCGTGCGACCGAGCGCCATGATCAGCGCGACCATGCCGTCGATCTTCGCGGCGTGAGCCTTCTTCACCGGCCTCTTGTTCCCGTTATTGTCTTCCTTGACCACAAGGTTCGAAGCCATCCAACGGAGAACCGGGTTCCCTAAATGTGCAATCTTTTTCCCTGGAATCATGGTCTCGAGCAGCCTCTTCGTCGGCTCGGCGAACATAGCCACGGTCTGCGGGAATTTCACCAACTTGTCGACGTGGATGCCTTCTTTTTGCAGATCATTCGCGAACTGCGTGGCATTCCAAGGGTCGAAGGTGATTTCCTTCACGTCGTAGCGCTTACAGTCGGCTAGGACTTGGCTCTTGATTTCGTCATAGTCGATCACGTCGCCAGAAGTTAGGCGCAGAAATCCCTCGCGCGCCCAGACGTCATAAGACGCCTGCGTCGAGCGCCATTTGTCCATCATTTCCTCGACGTTATCCGCAGGAAGCCAGAAATCAGGGATACAGATAAAGGGCTCGTCTTCGGAATCCGGCGGGAAGAGTTTGAGTGATGCGGTGATGTCCTGCGTCGAGGAAAGGTCGACCGCGATGATGCACGGACGGCCCTCGAGACGCTTCAACATATCGTCGCGCAGCACTTTGGCGTCCGTTCCCTTGAGCGAGAGGCCGACGCATTGGTTCCATTGATCGATCTTGATTGCCGCATGTTCCTGATTGGTCCAGACGTTCAGATGCAGGCGAAGGAAGCCATTCAGGGAAGAGGGTTGCTGATCCGCTTTGCGCGCGCCCTCGCGAAGCGTCTCGAGCTTTACGGATACGTTAAGGTTAGGATTGGCTTTGATCCAGTTCTTCTCGTCATGCCAGTCGTCGTCTTCGTCCAGGCAGGCAATGAACGCGAAGACGTCGTCGCCCTGCTTGATGTCCTCGAGGATCGCGGTGCTGCGTTCCCGCTCGGCCCAGCAGACGGACTCGCGATCGTGCCCCGCGGTCGTGATCTTAAAGATCATCGGCTGACGCCGGGAACCAGTCGCAGTCTCGATGACCTGCAGGAGCGACTTCGACTTGTGCGCGTGGAGCTCGTCCACGATCGCGCAGGATACGTTTAGCCCGTCGAGGGTGTCCGAGTCGGCGCCGAGCGGCTCCATTTTGGAGTTAGTGACCGGCACGCACATATTATTGCGCCAGGACTCGATCCGCTTGCTAAGTCCTGGCGAGGCCTTGCGCATCTTCTCGGCCTCAACGAAAACGAGCTTCGCCTGATCCTTCTTCGTGGCGCAGCAATAGACTTCGGCGCCTTCTTCCCCGTCGGCCACGAGCGCATAGAGCCCAATGCCGGAGCAGAGTGTCGATTTCCCATTCTTGCGCGCTACCTCGACATAGGCCGAACGGAAGCGGCGCGTGCCGTCGGCTCGCTGCCAGCCGAACAGTACCCACAAAATGAATTGCTGCCAGGGCTCGAGGACGAATTCCTGCTTCGCAAACTCGCCTTTGGAATGGCGCAGGAGCGAAAAGAAGTCGAGGACGTCCTGCGCGGCCGCGGTATCGAATCGCAGGCCGCGGCGGTGCGCCTCGTTCAGATCCCGCAAGTGCCGCTGTGCCGCCAGGCGTACCCACTTCGAGCAAACCAATTCCCCGCTCGCGGCCTGGCGTGCATAGACGTCGGCCGGATGCGTCGGAATCGATTTGCTTTTGCGTTCTATCTTTTGGCTCACTGTTGAGGTTGTTTGTTCGCGTCCGCAGTTGCGGCGTTCGAGAACTTAGCGACCGTCGACCCCGCGACGTTCACACCGTAAATCAAAGTCACGAAAGCAATCTGCCCGCCGAAGTCCGGTAGAGCTTTCATCTTGTAAAGAAAGTAGGTATCCCACCATAGGCAAGCAGTGAGCAGCACCGCTGTCGCCACGCGCGAAAAGGAAGGGTTTCCGCCATCGCTGAAAACTCCCTCGAGGAACTTCTTTCCGCGTTCGGGAATATGGCTAAGAACAAAATACAATCCAGCCAGCAAAAACGCCGCGATGCCAGCCTTCGCGAGAAAGTAAACCAGCCAGACGACTAGGCCGGATTGATTGCCGATTGCTGATGTCATGGCGCTATGTACCCCGTCAAAGTTGCTCCAAATGCGGTTGCCGCGGACGGACGGACGCAAATCGCATTCGCGGCCGTCGGAACAAGCGGCGAGACTAAATCGACCTCGATCACTTGCGGCGAAGTAGTCGTCGCAGCGGTGCCCATCTGAAATTTATGCGTCAGCGCAGTTGTGCCAGTGCCGCAGTTAGTGCTCGTTCCGAAAACCACATCGATCGTCTGGACGGTCGCAGCCTCGTTTGAAAGCGAGACATCGGTGACATAGGCGCGAAGCCCCGCCGCCGGTGCGGCCTGGCATTGCGTGGTCGCGGTGACACCTTGAACGAAGCAACTGAACTTTGTGATCGGCGCAGAGACGTTCGACTGCGCATCCGATAGCGAACTTCCGAACGCGATCAGCCAAACTATGATCGCCAGGGCCGCGACAGCCGATATTTTCAGGTCACGTCTCATTGATAGCCGATGGCCGCGCCGGTCACTCCAGCGCCCGAGGCCGTCCACTTCATGCCGCTGGTAAATGCCACGCCAAAGAGCGGCTGAATCAGTTGAGAATTCGCGGGAATCGAGAACGTCAGCACGTCATTGATCGGCGTTCCTGCGTTATCTGTGACCGTGACGGTAAGCGGGGCGCCGGTCGTGTTGTTCATCACGACGGCCTCGAGGCAGGTCGTCGCGGAGAATACGACGGTCGGGGAAGTAGGGACCGCGGCGAGCGCCTGAGACGCGACGGTATTGCCACACGCTGTCTTCCGGACAGTGTTGACCGTGCCGCTTACCGGCTGCGTAGCTTGCCAAAAAGTCCCGCTGACCGGTTGCGTCACCGCGGAGCCATCGGTTTTTAGCGCGCCGCCAGCAGAAATCGTTGCAAGGTTCGTGCCGCCGGAATCAACCAGTTTTGTTTTCTGCGAGCCGCTGGTTAGCGTGGCATCGAGCGCGAGCCCGTTGGTCGTGCCGATGTTCGCCGTGACTGTGCTGCCAGGTCCGCCAGACTGTTGAAGCTGCCCATTGGCGATCAAGCTCACGCCTAGCAATAAAAACAGGCCCACAATTATTTCTCGCGCGAATCTCATAGTGTGCTCCTTACACGAACTCAACGATCACGTCGATGCTGCTTGGCCCGCCTTGCTTCGCTTGCAATTTCAACCATGTCACGACGTCGCCTTCGCCAAAGCGCGTCATGCTTGCGCCCTGATAAGGAACGACGAGCGCACATCCGTATCCAGGCCCCATGCTGTACCATGCGCAGTCATTTTCTGGGTCTGAGCTTCGCAATAACGTGCTCCCGTCCGCCGGTCCGAGAA